GAGCCATTCGGAATACGATTCCGGATGGCTCCAATGGTGGCAATCGCCCACGGCATGTATAAGCTCTGAGCAAACAGGTCAATACGGCTGAGAGGCAGTAAGAACCGATAGTCCAGAGCAAAGTCGCCTTCGTCCAAGTCCAGCAAGAAGATAGTATCTGAGCCGGGGATGTGAGTGTTCAAGTCGAAGAATGTCACATCGCTTGCACCATTGGCCGCGACATCAGCAATATGCCGGAATTCACCAGCAGTGATAGCGGTAGCCGCAGTTGCGGAAGAGCTATAACCCAAACCAGAACGGTACACACGGAACACAGCCGCCGTAGTATCAGAAGGCGGGGCAATGACGAGCTTCACACCGTCACCAGCCACCACACCAGTAGCAGCAGCATTACCACCACAAAGAACAGACTCGTTCATCGAGCCATCACAAGAGGCCACAACATACGTATATGTTGCACCTGCTGTTGGGGCGTATGAACCACTAAACTTAGAACCAGCAGCCGCAGCCGATACTGTGACAGTCACAGAAACCGGGGGTGTTGGGTTAGTCAGACTTGCATTGTTCGTGCCATCCGGATTCAGGATGCCCTGCGCCGGGGTATCACGAGCTGTGATGAACAAGTCAATCGGGTATTGAATGTCACCAAAGCGAGTGCGCATACCCATGAGGTTGCCGTTATCCCAGATTGGGGCACGACCCTGATGAGAAGAGAACTCGTTAAGGATGTTATTCAACTGTTGCTGAGTCAGACCTTCCATGCTACCCATCGCCGTAGGACTCATGAACGCATGAGTGATATGGCCGAAGGTGTTGAAGCTTGTGATCTGAGCAGCAGCTTCGTAAATCAAATTGAACAGGGTCAATGATTTGCTCCAGCCTTCCTGCACAGCAGGGCCGCTAGTGTAGAACTCATTGAAGTCAAAGAAGTTCGCAGTCGGGATTGAGTTATACAAACCTTCAAACTGGTTTGTAAACAGAGTCGGGTTGCCGAAATAATTCGCCCAGTTCACAGACGAAAGGATGGACAGAGCCGCATTCGTGGTTTCCTGTTCGGACACGTTCACGAAGGAGTTCTGAGCAGCCAATGCTGTGGTAATAGCACGACCATCAACCAGCAAGCGCAGGGTGATGTTTTCCAGTTCGTAGGAACCGGCGTTCGTGGCTAATGTGCCAGCGCCAACTCCAGAATAACTGGAGAACGCAGCACCGGGAAGTGCGCCGCCTGTTGAAGTAGCAGCCGCCCAGTAGTCCACAACCTGATTCGCAGCACTCTTGTCGAGATGCTGATACAGAGTAAAGGACGAAGGACGCACAGTGCTTCGAGCAAGACGGGTATCCAGAGAGACATAACCCAGTGCCTGACCACCAGTAATCTGGCTGAAATCAGTCAAAGTGCCTACATCCAACTCGGCTTTGGCAACCACACCATCTGCGTCTTTAGCAAGAGGGGCGGATTTGCCCAAGTACTTGCGGAAGCCTTCCGTGCGGTATATATGAGCCATATCATTCATGGGCTTCATTGCTTCATTAAAGCGGCCTGCCAGTGATACACCAGCCGGGTTAGAGCTTTCTGCACCACCGTTAATCATCATGCCGAGAACGGCCTGACCAAATTGAGTGTCAGCAGCTTTACCAAGCTGTCTAGCAGCAGTGGAAACAGCCTTTGAGACCTCAAATTGCAATTCTTTCGTAGAGCGGATAGTCATTTTCGTTAGTTCCTCTGTTAGTTAATCTTGAATACGTCACGGACACTTGAGCTGGACAGTCCGAGATTACGGTCGAACACATCTTTGCCCAATTTGCCATTCTCAACTGCCTCATACTGTTGCAGTAGTGAACGGGCCTCTAGTGAAGCGCCATCGCCCAGTTCGCCTTTCGCAATCGCGTCAAGCACCTTTGAGCGCACGGTTACAACTTCACCAGCTTTGATGGCGGGAGCGCCACCTGCATTTTTGGAAGTGTTTTCCAGCGACTTCACAACCTCATCAACTTTTGTCTTGAGGGACCGAATCTCGGCCTTCGCTTTCTCTTCCTTCTCTTCCTTCTCATCACTTTCGCCAAGCTTCTCAGAGAACTTGCCACCGGCATCATGCTCATCATTGGCTTTCTTGATCTTGGCAAGACGCGACTTCACTTTGGCTTTCTTGGCCTCAGTGGCAGCAGTATTACCGTCTGTATGGGGAGCGGCCTTTTCCTCTTCCTTCTCTTCCTTTTTGCCTTCCATTTCACCTTCGGCCTTGTCCTCTTCCTTCTCTTCCTTGCCTTCCATCTCGCCTAGCATCTTTTCAAACTCGGCCCATGCAGCGTCCTGACCTTTCTTAAAAGAAATAGCCTTCTCTTCCTCATGACTCTCTTCTTTCTCTTCCTTCTCGTCCTCAGCCTTAACTTTGGTTGAGGCTTCGATGAGCGAAGTCATATTGCCGGACTCAAGTGCCTTAACAAACGACAGTTCATCACGGAGAGCCGTGATTTTCTGACGAGCTTTGGCAACCTTTTCGGGGGAAGCACCAGTGGCCTGTAAACGGCCCAGTGTAATGCAGCCATCTTCAATGGATTTTTCAATAGAAGCAGCGTTGCGGCCTTTCATGACCTGCGCACTCAGGATGGCAGTAATACCATTACGGAGCGCACCAAATTCCGACTTCATCATGGAGCCGAAATCAGCAAGCATATCTTGGAATTTGCGATACTCTTCAGCCAGCGCGACTTGCGGGGCTACATCAGAATATTGGGTAATCATTTTGACGCCATCACCCGATGAACGCTCGGCTGGGCCGGTCTTAAGCTCATCCTTCGTGGGCATCGCATGATAATCTTCAAACAAGTCCTTCACTTCAGGATTAGCCTTCACAAGGGTATCCAGAATGGTTTTGAGTTCTGTACGGTTCATTTTCAATAATTCCTCTAAGGTTGTTGGAAATCATCCAAATTAATGGAGTAGCAACCAAGATATAGGGGAGACCCCCTAAAAGTCAAATATTGAATGAAATCAAAGACTTACTTTGTTTCTAGGTAGGATTTTACTATGGTCATGAGAGCCACAGTGGCAAGATCAGCATGGTCATAAGACAGCCCACGGCATTTCATAAAGTGTTCACGGACAGAGAAAGGAGCTACATAATCCCCGTTTTTGGTACAGGGACAGCTCTTTGTCAAGTGAGAGGTATAATCATGAATCATGTCATCACGACCAGCCGGTGGGTCATAGAAAGCTCCCAGTTGCTGGGATTCGGCTTTAAGCTCTTCCACAAAGGATTTGGCCGTTATGATGCTGGCTTCACCCTTCAGACTTTGGTTTACTGGGCGGCGCGTAAATGCAAGGGATTTCCATTCAATCTCTTTGACCACATGGCGCTTGACTCCGGGCTTCTCCCCCAAGTCCTTAGCAATTCCATATATAGAAGCCCGCCATTTGGTAGGGGGATCAGTATTTAAAGATGTCCAAAATTGGTCATACACATATTTAGTAGGATCAACTGATCCATCTTTGTTCTTGAAAATTGTGCCTTTTACGGCAGTTCTGTGTTCCCCAATATCATGCACACTATTGGGATAGCCCACAATATATCGCTGGGGGTCCTGTATGCCAAGTCTGTGTCCAATCTCTGAAAGGTGGTCAATATCCAAATGTCCACCTTTAAGGAAAGTGTCGGAAGAATCAAGCAATGCTTTTTGAAGGATGATATCGCCTTCAGCATCTTCTTTTTCATTTGAAGCTTCAACGGCCACAAGCCGCTCTCCATTCGGACCGGGTTCGGCCTTTACGATGTTCCCAATATCAACAATAACTAGATCGTTTGCGTTAATCATCGGTGTATTTTACCCTAATAACCATCCTTAGTTTGATGAGGACGTTTCTTTTCCGGCTTTCTGGCAAACGGGTCTTTCTCATCTTTCACAGGCCAAGAGGCTGGGTATTCTTTATCCCAGTTGTAATTGTCAGCTTTGCGTTCCTTTTTCTTTTCAGCTTCTGGCATAGCTCCATCGGCTGGGCCAGTTAGAGTAAAGCCATATCCGGGCTTGCTATCTGGGTTCTTCTTATGAGGGAATGGGTCAGGATTGTAATTAGCCGGGGCCTCAAGAGCATCCTTATTAACAGCCTTTTTCTTAGGAGTGATTTCTGGGAAATGTGGATTGTAATCCGCAGGGGATTCTTTAGGACTATCATCCTCTTGTGGCTCAAGAGTACTGTCCATTGGGGTAGCTGGACTCTTGAAGAACGTCACATTTCCCCCACTCCAATCCATACCATGCTGCGTTGGCAAAAGAAATACCCCCTTACATACAGCATATGCAATGGCGTATCCTGTTTTGGCGCGTAGAACTACAACACCATCACTTGGCGCTTCCCCAAATATGCTATTTCCCAGTGTCCAAAGTTTCATAAAGTTCACTTATTTTACTGCATTTCCCGAACTCAATCAGGGCAGACTCCATTATGGAGTCATGCAACACTTCATTGACTATCCCTGAAACAGCTATTGGACTTCCCGTTGAAGATATGAATTCCCCCACAAGCTCCTTCTGTTGGTCAATAGTTTCCTGCATAGGTCCTTCACCTATCACAATGGGAGTTATCCCTTTACTTAAAGCCCATATCCCTAATGAGTCGAACATTTTGGGATATTTCGACAGGTCCAGATAATATGTCGGCTTCTCCGACATAAGGAATTGATCCAACTGTTGCAAATTCTGCAATGGTTGCTGGAGATACCCCAAATTGGGGAATTGCCCAAATGGGTATCCTTGCCCAATATAGAGAAATTTAGCCTCTACCACAGTAGATATGACTTCTTTATAAAGTTCCACTTCCCGCATGGAAGCAGGAGTTCTCATAATCAGAACTTTATTACCTTGCGTAGGTACAAACTGAATGGAGTCATTTAGCTGTATTTTCTTGAATTTATGGGAGAAACTGCCCATATAACGACTAGCATACCGTTCACAAGTATCTGAGGGTAAATAGATGTGGCGGCATTTGGCAAGAAGTTCACTATATCTGGATGTCCAGTCCTCCATACGGATAAAGCCAAACGGAGTTCCCATTTTGACACATTCCCGGCAAGTGGATACGGAACTCCTGTCGCAAAAAGTATCTACGGTTTCCTGCTGTGGGGTTTTCCATAGCATGTGGATTTGAGGACACCACCACTGCATGTCCTGCATAGTGATGTCTATTGGAATCTTATTATCGTCTGCCACCCGCATCAGAAAGTTTGCCATTGTGTGATGGTAGCTGGTGAGGGTATGAACATCTATGGCCTTGCAATTCAAAGCACCAAGAATATGCTCAATCGTCTTTAGCCCAATGCCATTCAGAACTGGAGGCTTCCCAAGAAAGTGAAAAGGAGCAGCACGTTTCTCAAACGATACTGTGTTATCAGAATTTGGACGCATCAGGAATAAATCAACATTCTCCAAGTCCAGCTTGTTCCCAAGTGTATGAAGATACACATCTGTTTCCATAGTGTGCGGACCAGTCACTACTACAACTGATGGTCTGCCTGATTTAGCACAGAGCAATTCCAAATTTGCTTTATACCCAGAAAGTATTGCGCTGTCCTGTCCCTTATATGATTGGAAGAACATTGGGTAGCGCAGAACTAATCTATGAGATGAATTCTTTTGCAATTCTTGTATCTTGTCATAGGATGGTTCACCAAACACTGACACAAATACCGATGGGACAATGTAATGTTTGAATCCATGAAACCCAGCAATGATGGACCAATCATCCACCATTCTGTATCCAAGAGGGTAACTATCCTCATCAAAGTACCCACAGTTATCCAGCATCTCTTTCCGAAACACAACAAAGTTTCTTCCGGGGAGTGGAGCTGGCACTCCCACTTCACTCTTGGATTGGGCAGCTATAAAATCAGCCCCCCACCCATCCTTGTCAGGGAACATAGTAGCCGGAGAGTTTTCATTATTCAATGCGACATGAGGAAGTGTGTTCTCATTCATGAATGGAGAATATGAAGCTCCATCCGGAGTTTCATCCATTACTTTCTTAATACGATCTAACCAATCACCATAGACAACAGTATTGCCACGGGTCCAGATAATATGTCCGGGATGGGTGGCAATCATCTCATTGACAGACATTCTTGGAATAAATTTATTAACCTTTTCTTTTAATGGCTCTACGGCCTTAATAACTTCCGGATGCACATTTCCAGTCAATACGACAATCTCATAAGGAGTCTTGTTGGCCTGTTTTGCTTCAATCAAAGACTCAATACAATTCTTAGTCAGCTCAGGAGCTGAATGGGTAGAAACAACTACAGTGAAAGGATGCTCTTCTGGCTTTGATTTATCCTGAATACCTTTGGGAATAAAGGCTGGAGTCTTATCCGTAAGATTCCATGCATCCATAACCTCCGGAAGATGGTCCATGAGCATGTGATTGTTAATAACTTCTTCCCGCACAGCACGACCACGTTCAATACATCTGTCCGGATTTGCCAAATGCTCTTCAATAGCTGCAACCCATTTGTCGGTCTCATTGGGAACACGAGTAATTGATTTGAAGGGGCGATAGGGTTCCAAGTCTGTGGTGATTACTGGGCAACCAAAAATTCCCAGTTCCATCACACGGATTCCAGACTTGCAACGGTTTAGCATATTGTGTTCAAGTGGGACTACAGCCAGATTAAGATTGAGCTTTTGTACTGACTGAGCATATATCTCTAGTGGTACTCCACTCACCTTTTCTACATCACACCCTTCTGGCATATTAGTGGGAGTGAGTCCCATAAATACCCACTGAACACTGTCTTTGAAATAGGACATCACGGGCTTCAAGATTTCCAAATCCATCTCATGCGCCAGAGCGCCAGCCCACCCAATGCGGAACTTCTTGTTATCCGGTCGATAAGGTTCCAGAGTTTTCCAAATAGGTGGAAGATAATTGGGAAGGACTTGCACGGGAGTCCTTCCAGATAATTGCAGAAGCTGTTCCTTAAGCTTTGGGGTGCTAGTCACAATCTTATTGACAGAACCAAATGCTCTTTGCAAACGCTGTTTAATATCTTTTGGGAAATCCTTAAAATGAGGACTCCATTCCGGAACACGAGTCAGGATGTCATCCAGTTCATAGATGATGAAGGTCCCCGCCTTCTTATAATCATCCAGTGTTTCAAGCTGAAAATCGTAATATTGTCTCTGAGTAATAACTACATCAGGACGACATACCTGAGCCTCATGGCGAGTCAGAAGCCTATCACTCATGAGACCATTCATATAGCCGGAGCCTATCAAAGCAGTACCGGGCCATATGATTCTGTAGTAAGCACATCCACCTTTGTCCGCAGGATGACATAGCACGAACGGGTAGTTCATTTTATTAGACATTTGATTCCCTTTTAGTGGGGGTTACTTGGGTTTTTTAGCGTTTGCGCGTTCTGCGCTTGAGTTACGTCTTACCCCACCAATCTGTCCGTGTTCGGATGCTTTGGATGGGTCCTTCTGACCGGGGAACATAGCCCCCGGAGTCTCTACACCTACATCAGCACCTGATTTAATCATGGCGGCTACCACACTCTGAAATACCCCGGCAAGAGCCGGATCAGTAGGAGCCAAACCAATCAGACGCGCAATAGATTTCAATGTATCTTTTTCCTTTTTACTTGCCTTTATTTCACTCTGGTCAATAGTTTCCCAAATTGGAGGAAGGTCGGCAGAGGCTCTGCGCTCGTCAATCGTCATAGAAAGAGAACGATTCTGGAATTCACGCGAGTCCTCTTTAGGGGATTTACCAGTGAAGGTAAACTGAAGCTGCGGCCAGTTGGCCCAGATAAAGTATTCATTGATGATGTTCTCAATATGATTGAGAAGTTCAATCTTGCCTAAATCCTGCTCGTCAATCCACTGGGGCAATTCTTCCTGAGTTTCGTCCTTTTGCATACCAGAAGCTTTATATCCAAAGCGATGCACAGGGAAGCGATATACCGCGCAATATGCTCCCATAAGCATATTGATAAACTCCTTGTAATAGACTTCATTCCCCTTCATACGTGTCAGGTCAAGGATATCAATATCACCATCTGTGGGAATGCGGACTACTGGCAAAGTCCAGTTCTTAGCTGCACCTTTCTTGATGTTGGTCCAGATACGGTTCCAAAAATCAATCTGTTTCTGGTTAAATGCACCCTTAAGTTTCAAGATAGCTTGAGGAATAGAGTTCTTATTGAACGCATCCATATTCAATTCAAATGCATTGCTATATGCCTGAATGAGCTTCCCGCCCACCTCAATTTCAGGCATTCCATACCCATTTGCATCGGGGTCCACTCGTGGATTTCTGACAGACCAGATAAGCTCATCACGAGTGAATGTTTTAACGACCTGCAAGGCTTCGTTAATTGCTACTGCAAAAATATGTTTATCTCCCTGATAACCAATTTCCGGGTTCACTAATCGAATTACAGATGCATCTAATGCCGCAAAGGCTTTGATTTTTCCGTTCTGGGCCATATCAGTCCAGATAGCCATCCCATCATATGTCAAAGAATTGCGGGTAAGACTGGCAAGGAATTTAGAGAAGCTGGTAAGTTTATGAGAATCACGGTCGCGTGGATTAGTAATCTCAATATTACAGTTCAACAGAAATAATTCTGCTTCCCGTATATGTTTCAGATCAGCCTTATCTGGGGGTTTTCCGGCAATCACGCCAGCCCGGTTTCCAGACATGTGATGAGAGCTTTGAATACTGCAATACATCCGCCACACGCTGGAAGATAATCATTTGTGGGGCTAAATGATCATGCGCCAATTTCTTCAATGTTCCGGGAAGCGCACCGGGCCATTGCAACAATCCGCTCATTGTCTGATCAGGCATCGTGGACAGCCTAGAGAATGGCTGCATATCTGGGGGAACCCCTACTGATTTAAATAATTCAGCTTTCTCTAAAAAACTATCTGCATACTTCTGGATAGTTCCCGTATTCAATACAGAAATAAGCTCAGTTCGCGGCATACCAGCGTGTTTATACAATTCACCATCTTCAGCCTTGTTCAGATCAACAAGGTCCATGACTTTGGCGATTTCTTCAGTAGGGGTCTGTTTTTTGCTCATTCGTAAAGTTCTCGCATGAATCAAAAATAGTAGCTTTTATGTTGTGAAAACTACACCAAGATTTGGCCTTATTATAGCTTATGCAGTTCATACATATTGGCTGTTCCTCTGGACCCTCCAAGTCTGAGAAGAGGGCTTGTTCCAAAGTCTCTGTGGGGGAGTCAGTAGCCAGATACTTCTCAATCTTGGCATTTGTGGGGAGTGCCGGGGATTCGGCTCCCTGCAATATGGTGTAATTCATCAAATGCACGAATGCATCAACTTGGTCATCATGGGCATCCCCATTTCCGGAGAAGTTCTTCAATTCAGTCTTGAAATCATCAAGCCAGAGGGCTTCTGAAGGGAAATATACCCTATGCATCTGTACCCAGCCCTGAGCAGAGCCTGCCTTTACCCCAAATACAGCACGGGCGCGTTTTGAGTGGATTCCGGGTTCTACTGCCACTACTGGGAAGCCCTTTTGATCCAGAACCTGTAAAAGTGATTGTCCGGAGGCTTTTTTCTCAATCAGTATGGAAGTTGGTCTCCACTTATTGTATTGGCTTTCTGCCATTGGAATCAAATCACCAAAATCAATCCTTTCACGCACCACATCAAGAATATGCACATCGTAATGAAATTCATCATCACTCGTAGTGTAATCGTCATCAGGATTGTTAGGATGTTGCCTATTGCAGCTAACCAGCATCCCAGTAATGCAAACGCTATAGTCAGCATCACTCTGGGCCGAAAATGCGGTATCCCATACTTGAATAATCATATCGGATTGGGACACAAAGCTCATATTGGCATCAATACCATCCATAAGGCGTTTTGGAGCTATGAAATAACGAAAATCCTTCTCCATGAAGATTTCACCTTCCAATGCACCGGGATTACACTGGTAAATAGCTTCCGCTATTGCTGGATGGCTTCTTTTTACTAGTTGATATTCTGCACGTTTGCTGGGAGACTCAGGCCAATAGAATCCTTGTGGGTCAGCTCCGTAAGTCAGTTGTAGCTTAAGCATTTGTTTCATTCTCCGTGAAACAGCATTCCAATCCATTTGGAACAGTTATGTCCCAGAACAAACGAGTAGATTGCTTGCGCTCCGCTGGTAGAACCATAGTTACCCAATCTTCAGACTCTTTTTCCATAAGCCATCCATACAAATCACCCAAAGCCCAGCGCCTTCCAGCTATAACGTACCGCGCACCACTGGGGTCAGCTCGTCCTACAAGCTGAGAGTAGTACTTATCAACTACACGCTTGCGTCCTTCTGCTGTATATGAGTTTTCATCATCATGGATGTCATCTATAATAATGGTCTTGGCATGTTTACCAGTTAATGCTTTAGAAGTAAGTCCCACTCCCACATAAGAAGGGTCAGGAAGTCCAATAGGGCGATTGTTGACATAGATTCCACGCGCAGGAGACCATCCAGAGTCTTTATCTGGGATTACTCCCGGAAATGCTATCTTCCACCACGGGGACCATTCAATTATCTCCATAGCCCCCTGAACGAACCCTTGAATCAGTCCCTCTGATGCTGAAATTCCCAAAATCGTCTGAGATTGATCATGCCCAAGTTTCCAAGAGGGGAAATAAATAGAAAGATGAGTAGATTTGGTACTTCCGGGACCTACCATTATCAGCAGTTTCTTGATACGCTCATCGCATAAAGCCAGAGCTACAGGGAACATATGCTCTGGGAAAGACCATCCAGAGACCATTTCAAAGTATGAAATGTACCCATAGACAGTTTTACTTCTCAATTTTTCCAGAATTTCTGGGGAGACTTCACTTTGATTAGTCATAAATTGAAAATATTGACTCTTTGGGGGAATTATGTTACGTTAATAAACCATGTCTGCTAAAATACTGGTCCAATGAAACCTTATTTGGTAAGTGTAGCATGTATTGTATTGATTTTCCTCACCTTTCCTGCTCTCGGAAGGCCTTCTCTATCCAAAAATCAGCAGTTTATTCTGCAAAAAGCAAAAAATACCGGGTTTTTGATCGGATGGCCGGAGACAATAGAGGCAATCGTCTATCAGGAGTCGTCTTTGGGACGATTTAAGATAGGGGATGATGGAAAATCACTCGGATTGGCTCATGTTCAGGTAGGAACAGCCAAAGATGTTATGAAAAAGAACCAATGGCTCCCCCAATTCAAGACAAACTACTCAATAGCCAAGATGCTGCTGCATGATGACAATACCAATCTGTTAATTGCGGCAATATACTTTCAAGATTGCTATGACAAGTTCAAAAACTGGCCCCAAGCCCTTGTCTGCTATAACGGTGGGAAACAAACAGCCATTAATTGGGGCAGAAAGAACTCAGAACACTTCCCCTACGTCATAGCTATCCGTAAGAGACTTAATGAAATCCACCAGTTGAAGGAAACACCCCATGTCCAATCCTTTGAGGTATCGTATTCTACGCCGTTTGACATTAAAACGCTGGGAACACCTGACAATCTGCTCCAGTCGCCCAGAGACAGCGGCCTATTTGTGGAAAAACAGGAAGAATCTAAAATATTCCAACACAATGATTATTTGCGAAGCATCTTCTGATTAAACAGGATCACACATCTTAGGATAGAAGATTGCAAACCCCGACATATTCTTATTAATAATTCCTTCATGTGGGGCAGCAGAACTTACT